CCACTCTGGAGGGGCTGAGCGTCATCGCCAAGAAGTACGAGGTCAACAAGATCATCGTTGAACCCAACTTCGGTGACGGCATGTTCAACAAGCTGTTGGCTCCTGTCCTCTTCAAGGTCCACCGCTGTGCCATCGAGGACACAGAAAGGTCTAACACACAGAAGGAACGGAGGATCATCGATACGCTGGAGCCTGTGATGAACCAGCATCGACTGATCGTCAACAAGGCGCTCATCAAGAGGGACTACGATAGCACCACTGACAGGAGACCTGAGGAGGTCAACAGGTTCAGACTGTTCTACCAGATGACCCGCCTGACCAAGGACAAGGGATCACTGGCGAAGGATGACCGCATAGATGCTGTTGCCCTAGCGGTACACTACTGGAACACAGTGCTGGAACAGGACACCAGACAGGCTGTACAAGACCACAGGCAGAGGCTCCTCGATGAGGAACTTGAGAGTTGGTTCGACGATACCAAGACAGCAGTGATGTTGGGTATAGTTAAACCCTCACAAACAAAGGGAAATTGGGGGATTTGACCCTGTTCTCCTGACCCTTAAGGCCACCATAACCGGGAGGGGGAAAGGGAGTGACCCACTACGTGGGATGAAGACCACCCTATAATGGTATCTAAAGATGCCACGTAGGATGCACCCCCACTCCCCTCCTACTAAAGATACTCACTAAAGACTACAGAAGACTTTAGGTATGGAGACCACGGAGATGAGTAGGAAGAAGCCACGTAAGATGCCTCTATTGATACCTAAGGATGTCATTAAGGAAGACCTTATGACACCTAAGTATCGCAGTAGAGTGGTCAGGGATCGGACCAAGTATGATCGGAAGCGTCTGAAGGACGCCGATAAGAGGCTCCCAAGGGTATCCCGAGAATGCGATAAAGGGGTAACTCCTGGGGGTCGAATGTTAGTTGAAGATTTCTGAAGTGGTATCGATAGATCGGAGCGCGGCGCGGACCCCCCGTGGCCCCTAGGAAAATCATCCTGCCTGGGCATCTAGTCCTATCGCAAGGCATCCATTCCTACCCTAAGCCATTGATTTCATTGGTGTGTGCCGGATGTGGCATCCGTGACACAATGTGCCACATCATGCTGAATCTATTGGGTTTTCTCGCGATGATTCAGTCTGTCTGTCTTTCTATCTGTTGTTTTCCGCCCATGCCGCACATGGTCCACATACGCACACACTAGGCCACCTATCGGCCACATACGCACACACTAGGCCACCACATGCCGCACCTATCGGCACCACTAGGCCACCACATGCGCCGCATACGGTCCACAATACTGGACACTAGGTCACCTTATGCCCACAACACTGGACACATGCCGCACCACATGCGCCACCTATGGGCCACACTAGGCCACCTATCGACCACCAAATCATCACCTCAAAATAGGATTGTAATCCCAGGTTAGGACGCAAACGTGTCAGAAATTCCCTAAAGCTTTTTAACTAGTCCTGATTTCCAGATTGTCGCACCTGTTGTTTTCGTGAGCAATTCCAATGGCTTACTACCTGCGACATCCTGCCACAGTTGACCATGTGGGATCGTCCTATACGTAGGGGCCAAGCCACAGCGATGTGGTGATTGCACATAGCGGCACTGAAAGCCGCACCTAAGCGCCCTAGCGGTGGATGAGGTTCTAATCCCTCCACAGCGCAAGTTGAAGCAGAAAGCCGTGAGGCTGAAAGGCTAGGGAGAACCGCCAACACTAGGCAATCTAAGGCGATTGCAGGTGTCTAAACGGAAAGCCTCTTTTGTGCGGCGCTGCTTCAAGCGCCAGTGTCCTAGTGACCGCCAAACTTGCGAGATGCCATAGCAGTTATGAGGCTTTCCGGTTCCCCTAAGTGACCATAGCGGCGTCGTGTCCAGTGTCCGGCCAATGAGGCAAGGGGAAAGGTGCGGTTTCCAGTGACGCTATGTGGAGCGAAACAACACAGCAACAAAGGGAATAGATCATGTTCAAGGGTAAGCTCATTGCATCCGGCCAGAACGCTAAGACCGTCAAGGGTGACGGGACTGAGTATGAAACAGCTATCATGTACCTTGCTCCCTTCACAATGGCGGGTGCTGGCAATGTGTGTAGCATGGCGGCAATCGCGGCCTGTTGGGAAGGCTGCCTTAACACAGCCGGGCGCGGCGCATTCAATAACGTGCAGAAAGCCCGCATTCGTAAGACGAAGCTTTATATGCAGGAGCGGGAAGCTTTCCTTGCTACGCTTGTGGTTGATTTGGTCAAGTTTGTGGCCTATTGCCAGCGCAAGGGAGTGAAGCCTTGTGTTCGTCCTAACGGCACATCCGACATTATGTGGGAGAAGGGCCATCCTGTGACGCGGAACGGTACACGGTTTGCCTCAATCATGGAAGCGTTCCCTGAGGTACAGTTCTACGATTATACAAAGATATTTAAGCGGGTTGATAAGCCGCTCCCGTCCAACTACTCACTGACGCTCAGCTATAGCGGCGCTAACACGTGGTATGGCGAGGAAGTATGGAAGCGCGTCCATGCTGGCAAGGCCAACGCTGCCGTGGTCTATCGTAGCCGCGCACGTGTCGAGCAAGTGTTGGCCGATCAGCCCTACAAGGTGATCGACGGCGACGAGACCGATATGCGCTTCCTTGATCCGCAGGGCGGCTACGTGGTCGCTCTGTACGCCAAAGGCAAGGCAAAGAAGGACACTAGCGGGTTTGTTGTGGACTAAGCGTCCCGCTAGCGTGTCAATCCCACAAGGCGAAACTAGGGGAGCGTTCCCCTAGTCTGTCCGTCATGCGGACACTGATGAGCCTCAACCAACAAACTAGGAGATAGGACAATGTTCTCAGTCGTAGAGAAGCCGGAACTGTACATCAATCGCAGCAACGCTGAAAAGCTCGCCTCTGCTGTGCGCCGTTGGGGCTACAGGGCGAGGGTGTGGACGAAGCAGGAGCGGCATGACCCCACATGCTACGGCTTCGCAGTGGCGGTCTACAGCAACAACGGTTTCGAGGGCTACGCTCATGCGCTGTGAGGTCAACTACGCTGAGTTTCAGCGGTATATCGATGATGGGACAATAAGCCTAGACGCCTGTCGGCGCATGGGGTCCACACACAAGGCTTATGGGTGGTCCTGCACTCCGCATGGACACTGGAATGAAGCACAGAAGCAAGCTTATCGGGATGGGTACCACAATGCGCTGTAATCCACTCAACAACCATGACAAGATCGAGAACCGCCACCGCCACACAAGGCGGATGCAGCGTTGGGGCTTCAAGTTTTTGGGTGCGGGGTATTACTCCGCAGTGTTCCAGCACCCTAAGAAAGCAAACGTGGTCATCAAGTATGGTCCGTTGGATGACGGCTGGCTGGTCTTCGCCGCATGGTGTGAGGCTCAGCGGAGCGCCAACAATCCACACTTGCCTGTGATCTACAGCATCAAGCGGTATGAGAAGCATGGCCTGTATCGCGCGGTCATGGAGAAGCTGGATTGCACCATTGGCGATGCCATGAGCTTCAGTGATCCCAAGCCTATCACCACATGGGAAGCAGTGCGGAGCCGCTTCAACTACGGCATCGATGCTGAGGCCAGTGCTAACTTTCATTGGGGATCGATCCGGCCTGAGGATTGGCAGGAATGGCTCACTACTAACAAGCTTGCGCCGATCTTTGAGAAGACACTGGCGAGGCTCCGTGACTTCGCAGTCAAGCATGGCCTTGGGCGTGATCTTCATGCTCAGAACGCGATGCTTCGCAAGCGTGAGGATGGCACCTTCGATCTGGTGCTGACTGATCCCTTTAGTGATGGCAACGCTAACGCTCTCCCGGCTGCACTTGCTGAGGCACAACAGGATCAGGCTTTGGCCGCTTGATCCCACTTGATTGACAATCCCACTAGATAGGAAGGGAATCCTGGCTATGACTTACAACAACAAGCCTGTCGTTCTGTCATTCTTTGAGTTCACTGGAACAATCCTCGAGCCTTGGGCGCAAGCTGGTTATCAGTGCTATGCCTTCGACATTCAGCACGGAGGCCCTGTGCGTGACAGCTATGGTCGCCCTGATGAGGGCTTCATAGAGTTCCGCCCTTGGGACGCATCGCGGGGCTTCCGTGAGACAATGGACCTTGTCTATAGCCTCGTCGGTAACCGTGAGGTGGCGATGGTCTTCGGCTTCCCACCATGCACAGACCTTGCAGCGTCAGGTGCGCGGCATTGGGCGGCGAAGCGTGAGCGTGACCCTGAGTTCCAGAACAGGGCTGTGGCGTGGGCGCTGGATGTTGTGTTCGTCGCTGAGTACCTCAACGCACCATACATGATCGAGAACCCGCAAGGTGCTCTGTCAACGCTGTGGCGCAAGCCTGATCACCGCTTCGATCCGTGTGATTTCGGTGGCTACATTCCTGAGGGAGAGGCTGAGCATCCTCGCTGGCCTGAGTACATCCCTGCACGTGATGCCTATACCAAGCGCACGTGCCTGTGGACCAGTGAAGGCTTCGTCATGCCGCCCCACAAGCCTGTTGATCCCATCAAGCTGACGTACACCCGCGAGGATGGCTCAGTCACCACAGGCTCACCGCAGTGGGGCAAGCTCGGTGGCAAGTCAATGAAGACGAAGAACATCCGCAGCGCAACGCCACGTGGCTTCGCTCGGGCCGTGTTCGAAGCCAATCACTGATATAGGAGGACAATCACATGAGCAAGGTTCACATCTACCAAGAGTTCAACACCTATGACAAGGCACTGGACTTCAAGTGCCGCACCCTCTGTGTCTATGACCCACTGGCCTATGACACATGGCTCCGTGTGGTGCGGAGAGAAGGCAAGTACATCGTGGAGGGACACCGCTATGCCAGCGCCGATTAAGTTCCTACTCGTCATCGCATGGTCAATCACGTTCCTAATGAAGGGAGTTCCAGTATGAGCCGCATCATCAACATCCCAACTGCCAAGCTGGCTGACATCATCGCTGGCTTGGTCCAACAGGGCATCATCTTTGAAGTCTACCCTCAACATGAAGAGGGTGAATTGTGGACCATCACTTTCACTGGAGGATACTAAACATGGACAATCAACAATTCCCATCCCACGCCATGACCAGTGACATCACGCTGCTGGCGTTCGTATCGCAGTTCGTGGCCAGATGTGCATTCATGGACGAGGATGACATAACGAAGCTTGAACCACTGATGGTTCACTTCGGTTTCACTGAGAAGCAGCGCGAGGTCATCGCGCAGTTGATGCGTGTATCGATGGAGGACCGGACATGAACATTGAAGATAAGATTGACACGCTCATTTCTGTCCCGCTATCGAAATATAAAGAAGTTTTAGCCGAGAACGAGCGGCTGCGGGCGGTGTTGGCAGATATGGCTAACAACATCAATGTCGTAGGCAGTGCTTACGACAGAGCCATGCAATCCATTGATGAACTGATGCTGTCCGTCAAACGACAGGCCCGCGCCGCACTGAAGGAGGACCGGACATGATCGACGAGACGATGATACCGGATAAGGTGGTAGAGGCGGCGAAGGTGGCGGATGACAAAACAATCGGGGCCAACACCAATGATATGTTTGAGACCGGGTGGGTGTCAGCCTGTGATGACATCGCCGCCGCCATACGGGCGATGATCCCGAACGGGAACATTCCAGCGCGCCATGACGACGCCGACAGCAAATAATCCCGAGCGGGGATTATGAGAATATTTAACTAGTACCTAGAGCATTGCTCATGGTATCCGCACACACCCTCGCGCCCACACTGACTAAAGGTCGAGCGAGGATTGTTCCAGAGAGCCTGTAATAGGGGCGTAGAACAGGCCGAAGAATGAGGTTGTTATGCACACACTTATGACTGTCGTTGCGTTTTTGCAGTCCTATGACCGGGATGTCCTCGACTTGCAGGACGATCCCGCTTCATATATAGCGGAAGTCGAGGCTGAGTTAGAGCGGGGGTATCCTCTGGCCCATGCCTTCGATAACAAGGGCAACAAGGTGTGGCCTGTCAGTACACTGCGGGAGCATCTGTCAATCGTAGGAGAACCACAATGGGAGCAAAGCCTAGCTTTATGAAGGCCATCTTGCCTGTCGAGATGATCAGGCGTCTGGACCCTAGTGACCAGCTAAGTTCCATGACTGTCCTGATCCTGCTGTACGTGATGCAGTATCCCGGCAGTTCAATCAAGCAGATCGAGAAGCTGGCTGAGGTGACGAAGAGTGCAGCGTCACGCCATATCCTGATCCTCACGGAGCGAGGTGACAGGGCTAGAGCGCGGCCAGGTTTGGGCTTGGTCGATACCTATGAAGACAATGAAGACAGCCGCATCAAGCGTGTGCGCCTCACTGAGAAAGGCAAGAGGCTGGCTAACGACATCCTCAAGATCATGGAGAGTTGAGACATGAAGCTGAGCCGTATCTATAACGAGCTAGTCAACGTCGAGTGGGCTGACAACAAGGACCTCAAGGGGTCCAAGCGTCGAGCGGATGATGTGCTGAACCACTTCGGAGATGACACTGACATTCGATCGATCAACTACCAGAAGGTCATGGGGTTCATCGAGGCAGGGAAAAGGGAGGGCCTGACAGGCAGCACCATCAACCGCCGCCTCGCTGTGCTGAGCAAGATGTTCACCATCGCGCAGCGCCATGACCCCCGCATCCAGCGCCCTGAGATCACCCGTCAGCGGGAGGGCAAGCCTCGCCAGCGTGTGCTGACCAACGACGAGGCCAACGCCCTGATCAACTACCCTTGGAGGTATCCTCTCCACCGCTCCCTCACTGTCCTCCTGATGGACACTGGCATCCGCCCTAGTGAGATCGTGCGTGGTACGTGGACCATCGATGGGGATGAGATCACCCTGTTCGATACCAAGAATGGGGAGGACAGGACGCTACCGCTCACGCCTGAGGCGAAGGCCGCTGCGATGGAGATCAAGGTGGCGGGCAAGCGTCTGCCCTACACCACCTACGGGGTCCACTTCAGAAGGGCAGTAGTGGAACTAGGACTGAAGGATGTCTGCCCCTACACCATGAGACACTCGGCCATCACCAAGCTGGCTGAGGCTACCGATAACGTGATCCTGATCCAGAAGTGGGCAGGACATAAGGACCTCGCCACCACACAGAGGTACGTGAAGGCTACCCGTAAGGGTATGGACAAGCTGGCCCAGGTTCTGAGAAGAAGCTGAGCTAACGCCCTGATTTAGCGGGATAATTTGGTCCCATATCTAGGATCATGTATCCCGCTGATCCCTCCCACAACTCCAACCTATCTCTACAACCCATTGATAACAGAGGGTTATTACTCATGACTACATCCCATGTCTACATCGATCCCACCTGTGAAAACCAACTCGACCTTGAGGCGAAGATGCTCGACCTCGGCAAGGAGAGGTTCCGCTCCCGTCTTGCCAAGGAGAAGGCACGTGGGCAAGAGGCCAACGCTGGTGCCACCTCACGGGTCCTCGACTACGTCTACCCTGCGGTGGCTGAGCGTATCGTGGCGTGGCTCACCGACATCGAGACCAACGGGCTTGGTCGTTACCCTCAAGCCTATGCCCCACTTAAGGAGGTGGAGCCAGAGCTTGCGGCCTATATCGGACTGCGAGTGATCTTCGATCTGGTCATGGGCAGGGGCGGGTGTCCTGAGCACCGCGCGGCAGCGTCCATAGGTACGTGGATCGAACATGAGTGCAGGGTCCGTGCCTTCGCCAAGACGCACAAGAAGTACCTCGACAAGATGCTGAAGTCTGCGCGACAGCGGAGCAATAACGTCGAGTATCTTCGCACCGTGACCATCAACGCGATGAACAAGAAGGATGACAAGTGGAAGCCGTGGAAGCACAGCGTCCATGTGTCTGTCGGGTTCGTTGTTATCCAGTGCTTGCTGGAGTGTGGTGGCATCATCGAGCGCGATGGTTCTCGCGGCGTCGAGTACCATCTCAACATCTCCCCCGTCACCATCGATTGGATCAACCAGACCACTGACTTCATGGAGGAGACACAGCCCATCGTCCTGCCGTGCATCGAGAAGCCGCTATCGTGGACCACACCCTATGACGGCGGCTATCACTCGGAACAGATGCGCGAGAAATACTGCATCCTCACCGCCTTCCACAAGAAGGACAGGCTGAAGCTGCTGGAGAAGGCTGACATGCCCGCCGTCTACCGCGCAGTGAACGCCGTGCAGAACACGGGGTGGATGATTAATGAGCCTGTGCTGAAGGTGATGCAGCACCTGTGGGAGCACCGCCTCGACTTCGGCGTCCTTCCTGAGATCAGGGACCTTGAGCTTCCGCCTCGCCCTGCCGACATCGACACTGACCCTGATGTCCTCGCTCAGTGGAAGCGCGATGCGTCTGAGGTCTACACTCAGCGTGTCCGTCAGGCGTCGAAGAGGTTGAACCTCAAGCGGGCTATCGATGTGGCGAAGGAGTTCAGTGGACGCCCTATCTACTACGTGTATCAGTGTGACTTCCGTGGACGCCTATATGCCCAGGGTGCTGGCCCCAATCCTCAGGGTACTGACTATCAGAAGGCGCTGATCAAGTTCGCTGAGGGTAAGCCCATCGGTGAGGCAGGGGTGGCGTGGCTCTACATCCACACTGCCAACTGCTTCGGTGTGGACAAGGTGTCGTTGGCTGAGCGCATCAACTGGACGATTGAGAACCTCGACAACATCATGTCCATAGTCGAGGACCCCATCGCCAACCGTTGGTGGACTGAGGCTGACCAGCCGTGGCTGTTCCTCGCTGCCTGTTATGAGGTGGCTGGATACCTTGAGCATGGCTTGGACTTCATCACACACCTCCCTGTCACGGTGGACGGTAGCTGTAATGGGCTTCAGCACTACAGCGCCATGCTCCGTGATCCCATCGGTGGCGAGGCGACCAACCTCGTACCTATGCCGACACCTCAGGACATCTATGGCCGTGTCGCTAACGTGACCGTGGCGAAGGACCCTACCCTCAAGGGTATCGTCACCCGCTCGGTTGCCAAGCGTCCCGTCATGGTGCTGCCCTACGGTGGGACCATCGCTTCCTGCAAGGACTACGTTCGTGCTGCCCTCCGTGATGGTGGACACAAGTTCGAACCGGAGCGGGAGACGGAGATCGCAACGCTGGTGTGGAACAGCATCGGTGATGTGGTCGTGGCTGCGAAGGAAGGCATGGCGTTCCTCAGGAAGATGGCTTCGGTCATGTCCAAGAAGAAGGAACACGTGTCGTGGGTGACGCCGTCTGGCTGGCCTGTGCTTCAGCAGTACTTCGACATGAAGCGTGGCTTCACGAAGGTCCTGTTCGCCGGGAAGCGGGTGCGGTACGTGACCTATGAGGCTGAGCCTGACACGGTGGATGGTCGCCGCTCGGGACAGGGGTTGCCCCCGAACTTTGTCCACAGCCTTGACGCTGCGGCACTGATCGGCATGGTGAACTTGGCCCTCGATCAGGGGATCACCTCGTTCGCTGTGGTTCACGACAGCTTCGGTACGCTGGCCTGTGACATGGACATGCTCGGTGCCTGTATCCGCACCAGCTTCGTTAACATGTACACGGATCACGATGTGCTGGAGGAACTGAGGCAGCGCGTGGCTGAGGCTGTTGGCCCCCGCATCGCGAAGAACCTCCCGCCTGTCCCTGAGAAGGGCAAGCTGGACATCAACGGTGTGCTGGAAAGTCCTTTCTTTTTCGCATGATGGTCCCACATGCGGGACCCTTAAGGCCACCATTAGCCCAACCAACCCCTCGCAAGGAGAACACATGGCTCGGATCACTATCCGCATGGGCGCTGCCCACAACTCCGTCGAGGTTGATGGCACCAAGATCGACCGGACCTCCCTCACCAAGGGGGAGGATCGCAAGGTCCGTGGCATCATCGTCGGCGCTCTCGAAAAGGACGGGTACTTCAACCATGAACGATAAGCTCACCAACGCCTCATCCCTCGAAACCTCCCGGTGCTGCATGGCTGTGACCGATGCAGTCCAGAGGTTCCGCCCGGAGGAACAGGTACTCGGCGCTGCCGCATTCTTCCTCATGCTGTGTGGTGTGTATGGTGTCCATCCAGGCACCGCTCTCACTACGATCTCCAACATGATCAACAGCGAGAAGATCGTAGCGCGTGACCAGTTCAACGCTGCCCGCATGTACATCGAGAACGAAATCATTTCGCACTAACCCTCCCACAAGTGAGACCTTAAATGACAGACAAGCGCAAGTCCTACCCCAAGTACACCTCGCCTCGCGGCACCTTCCGCTATCCCAAGCTGACCGAACCGGACTTCGGCAATGAGAAGTTCCCCAAGCCTGACGGTGAGTACAAGGTCGATCTGATCCTCTCATCTGAGGAAGCCAAGCCTCTCATCGAGAAGCTTCAGCCCCTCCATGACGAGGCCATGCGTGATGCACAGGTCGAGTTTGATAAGCTCCCGGTCAAGACCCGGAAGGAGTTTGAGAAGAAGGGCGTCACTGGTCCGGTGGCCAACTCCTTCTACTCCGAAATCTATGACGAGGAGACGGAGGAACCGACAGGTGATGTCTACTTCCGCTTCAAGATGAAGGCATCCGGCAAGAGCAAGAAGACAGGCAAGGTGTGGAAGCGCAAGCCTGTCGTGTTCGACGCCAAGGGTAAGCCGATGGTCAACCCGCCTGAGATTTGGGGCGGCACCATTGGCAAGGTGAGCTTCGAAGCTGTCCCTTACTTCATCTCTGGCACCGCTGCGGCTGGTGTTCGCCTCTCCCTCAGTGCTGCACAGGTCATCGAGCTTCGCTCCGGTGGCGGTGGTAACGCTGAGAGCTACGGCTTCGGTGAGGAAGAGGGCTACGAGTACAGCGACGAGGACGCCCCGGCGAAGTCGGAAGGCTTCGGCAACGAGACTTCTTCGGACGATGGTGAAGAAGACTTCTGATCAGCGCGGTCTGATCGAAGGTTACCGTAGTGGACTAGAGGATAAGGTTGCGGATCAACTCCGCAGCCTGTCCCTTCCTGTCATCTACGAAGGGGCTACCATCAGGTACACCCCTCCTGCCAAGGAGAGGAAGTACAAGCCCGACTTCATCCTACCCAACGGGATCATCATCGAGACCAAGGGTAGGTTCGTCACTGCTGATCGACAGAAGCACAAGTACATCAAGAGGGAACATCCCTTCCTCGACATACGCTTCGTCTTCTCCAACCCTAACAATCGCATCAGCAAGACATCGAGGACCACCTACGCCAAGTGGTGCGAGGATCACGGCTTCACTTATGCAGCCAAGCTGATCCCGCGTGAGTGGATCAAGGAACGACCTAGCGCATCACACATCGAAGCAATCGAGAAAGCAACTGGCACCGCGTTTGCGGACCTTATGAAAGGACATGCCGAATGAAGACCGTCAATGGTAAGCCCATGACCCACCTGATCCTCACGCACCTCCAGCAGAAGGGATCGATCACCAACGTCGAGGCACAGGCCCTCTATCGCTGCCGCGCCCTGCCGCGCCGCATCCGCGATCTGAAGGAAGCTGGCTGGAACATCACCTCTGTCCTCAAGAAGGACGCCACTGGTCAGCGGTACGCCCGCTACGTGCTGGTCTGAGGGTGCGCTGGTGAACATCTTCATCCTCGCTCTTATCATGTCCACTGGTGAGCTTACCCTTGAGACCATCCAGGTTGAGGAGTGTCCTCCCAAGGAGGAACTCGTCGCCACTATGGAGGAACTCAAGTCCAAGGGCGAGATCATCGAGTGGGATGCCAACTGTGTGATGCTCCCCGTAGCGAAAGGACAGCCAATCTGATGCACCTTAACGACTACCAGACTGCGGCCCGCAAGACCGCGATGGGTAACAGCCTCGACCATTTCGTCCACGGCCTTACTGAGGAAGCGGGTGAAGTGGCAGGGGTGATGAAGCGGTTCCACCGTGGCGATGAGAAGTACCGTGTGGATAATGATGGCGGTCACCCGCTGGATTATGCCCCACTGTATAAGCTCTCTCCATTCGCCAAGGAGAAGCTTGCCGCCGAGATCGGTGACGTACTCTGGTACGTGGCCATGATCGCTGACGAGCTTGAGATACCGCTGGCCGACATCGCTCAGATGAACATCGACAAGCTGGCTGACCGTGCGAAGCGGAAGGTCATCACTGGATCAGGAGACAATCGCTAATGCACGACCGTGTGAACGAAGCACGCAACCTCGCCTCAGCCATCGTAACTCTCGCCCTCGACAATGCGAGTGATGTGGCTGTCGCTCTGTCTGCCCTTGGCATGGCCTACTCTGCCGCCGCACGTGGCGCTGGTATGTCGCTGGAGCAGTTCAGCGCAGCCGCAGATAAGACCGCTGAGATCATCTACAAGCAACCCAACCCCCTCTCCATCAACTGAACAAGGAACACTGCACATGGATAACAACCAGCTCGACAACGCTGCCGACAACGCAACGTCCTACACTCAGACCATCCTCGCCTTGTTCAAGGCCGCTGATGCTCACCCTCTTGAGGCGCTGACCTCGACCATCGTTGTCACGGGTATCATTGCGCGTGGCCTCAACATCCCGCGAGAGGGACTGAACGCGGTCATCTCTCAGACCCTCGATGACATCTACAAGGTCGATCTGCCGGAAGGTCTGGTGGACTAATGCACAACGAGAGCGGCAGCGCCTTTGTACGCAAAGAGTCCTGCCCCTCTTGTGGATCGAGGGATAACCTCGCCCGTTATTCCGATGGTCATGGCTGGTGTTTCGGCTGTGGCTATCGGGAGCGAGGGGAAGGCGAAATCGAAATCAAGCAGGAGAGACGAGTGAAGAACCTGTTGCCTTCGGGCGAACACAAGCCTCTTGCCAAGAGGAAGATCAGTCAGGAGACATGCGAGAAGTTTCACTACACCATTGGTGAACTGAACGGACAGTCGGTACAGATCGCCCACTACCGCGACGCTGATGGGAACATCGTGGCTCAGCATGTCCGAACCAAGGACAAAGCGTTCCCTTGGTTTGGTGATAAGTCGAACGCCCTGCTCTTCGGTCAGCATCTCTTCCGTGATGGCGGTAAGAAGGTGATCGTGACAGAAGGCGAGATCGACTGCCTTACCGTGAGCCAAGCATTCGGCAATCGCTATCCTGTGGTGTCCCTTATCAGTGGCGCACAGGGCGCACGGAACGACATCAAGAAGGCATACGAGTGGCTCACCTCCTACGAGGAGATCGTCCTTTGCTTCGACATGGATGAGCCGGGACGCAAGGCTGCGGCTGAGTGTGCTGCCATCCTCCCGCCAGGTAAGGCGAAGATCGTTTCCCTCCCGCTCAAGGACGCCAACGAAATGTGGCTGGCCGACAGGGAGAAGGAATTGATCTCTGCCGTTTTCGACGCCAAGACCTATCGGCCTGATGGTATCGTGAATGGTAAGGAGATCGAGGACATCGTCTTCGAAGATGATGAAGAGTTCTCCTTCCCCTATCCGTGGGGGAAGCTACAGGAGATGACGATGGGCTTCCGCCCCGGCGAAGTGATCGTGTGGACCGCTGGCTCCGGTATCGGCAAGTCCGCGATGGTCCGTGAAATCGAGTGGCACATGATCCAGCACGGTGACACTGTTGGCATCATCAGGCTTGAGGAGAGCGTGAAGATGGCGGCGCGTGACCTCATGGGACTTGCGATCAGCAAGCGCCTGAGGAAGTACTGGAAGCAGACGAGTAGCGAGGAGAAGAAGCTTGCGTATGATCTCACGCTTGGAACTGGTCGTGTGTTTCTGTACGATCACTTTGGTAGTACTGACATTGACAACATCATCAGTCGTATCCGCTACCTCGCTGTCTCTTGCGGGTGTAGTATGGTTGTTCTGGATCACATTTCGATTGTGATCTCGGGCGAGGAAGATGGTGACGAGCGGCGTATGCTCGATAACCTAATGACCAAACTCAAGACAGTAGCAATGGAGACCCGCATTGTCCTTCACATCGTCTCTCATCTCAAGCGTCCTAGTGGCGACAAGGGACATGAAGAAGGAGCACAGACTTCTCTTGCTCAGCTTCGTGGCTCTCACGCTATTGCTCAGCTTGCTGACCTTGTTGTCGGAGTTGAGCGAAACCAACAGAACGAACAGTTCAAGAATGTGAACACCCTTCGCATCTTGAAGAACCGCTACACTGGTGAGACAGGCATCGCTGGCTGGCTGACCTATGACCCTGAGAGTGGCCGCTTGACTGAGGCACTCGATGATCCGTTTGAGCAACCCGTCCCACAAGAGGGATTTGAACAGGAAGGTTTCTGATGGCTAAGTATAGATTGGTCCGTACTGGACCGACACGTGATCCGCAGTTCGAAGTTCAGAAGTTCATCCCTATCTTCGGATGGAAGATGGTTGATTGGTTCATCACTGAGGATCGAGCGCAAGCCCGCATGGATGAACTTGAACGTGGACCTCATGTGCTTCGTGAAGTGGAGGGAAAGTGATGAAGGACAATACCGTCTACTCCCGACAGACCCTCAAGGCTGACGAGACGCTGATCATCGATGGCTCCGCTGGCACCACGTTCAAGCGTGTGATGCTGATCGATGGTCAGCCGGGGATACTGATCACCAACCCCAAGCTCAACAAGAAGATCGTGATCACTGGGCCTGTGCTGGCTGGCATCAATGGCTGGCTGGCTCAGATGTTCAGAACCGATCTCAAAGAAGTAACCCTCAACTAAGGATAAAAGAATGCAGGGACCAACCCTCCCCATCTCCATCGAGATTGACACCATGAAGTATCGGCAGGAGGGCGAGACACACCGTGACAAGTGTACTCGCATTGCCGATGCACTGAAGGATAACGAAGATCACTTCCATGCCTTCCGTGAAATCCTCCTCGATCAGCGGTTCCTCCCCGCTGGTCGCGTACAGGCCGCAATGGGTGCTGCCCGTCAGGTCACACCGTACAACTGCTTCGTCTCCCCCACGATCCCCGACAGCATGAACGGGATCATGGATGTGGCGAAGGTAGCGGCTGAGACAATGAGACTTGGAGGTGGCATCGGTTATGACTTCAGCACCATCAGACCCCGTGGAGACCTTATTACAAAGACTGGTAGCCCTGCGTCAGGCCCCGTGTCCTTCATGTCAATCTTCGACGCCGTCTGTGGAACTGTCGCTAGTGCGGGACACAGACGTGGCGCTCAGATGGGAGTGCTGCGGGTTGACCATCCTGACATCGAGGAGTTCATCAGGTCGAAGCGTAACAGTACTAAACTGACCAACTTCAACATCTCCGTTGGTATCACCGACAAGTTCATGGAAGCCGTCGAGAAGAACGAAGGCTTCGATCTTGTGTGGGGTGGTAAGAAGTACCGCACGATCAACGCCCGCTCACTGTGGGATGAGATCATGCGGACCAACTGGGATTGGGCTGAGCCAGGCGTACTGTTCATCGACCGCATCAACGAGATGAATAACCTCTGGTACTGCGAGACCATCGCGGCGACCAACCCCTGTGCTGAACAGCCGCTCCCGCCCAACGGTGCGTGTCTGCTCGGCTCCTTCAATCTGGTGAAGTACATCAAGTTCACCAAGGAAGGTGTGTCGTACTTCGACTTCGAACAGTTCGACAAGGACATCCCGCATGTGGTCCGCGCTATGGACAACATCGTGGACCGTGCGCTGTACCCTTTGACTGCTCAGTACGAGGAAGCAAAGGCGAAGCGGAGGATGGGCCTTGGGTTCACCGGAGTTGCCAATGCACTTGAAGTCCTCGGCTACGAGTATGGCTCCCCGGCGTTCATCAAGTTCCTGTCGGAGTTGACACGCTGCTTCACCAACGAAGTCTACATGGCCTCTGCAAAGCTGGCGCTGGAGAAGGGTCCCTTCCCTCTGTTCGTGAAGGAACACTACCTCCGCTCCAAGTTCGTGCAGAAGCTCGATGAGGATGTGCAAGATGCAATCGCTGCCTACGGTATCCGAAACTCCCACCTCACCTCCATCGCTCCAACTGGAACTATTTCCCTCGCTGCCGACAATGTCTCATCCGGTATCGAGCCAGTGTTCTCCTATGGATTTGATCGAACCATCCAGACTTATGAAGGACCGCGCGTTGAGAGAGTTGATGACTACGGGGTTCGTGTGTTTGGTGTTAAAGGACGGACGGCTGACCAATGTTCTGTCACAGAGCATGTTGATACGCTGATCGCGGTCAGCCAGTGGATTGACAGCGCAGTCAGTAAGACATGCAATGTCGGTGACAACGTAACCTTCGATGAGTTCAAGGATGTGTACGTTCGTGCGTGGAAGGGTGGAGCCAAGGGCTGCACTACGTTCCGTGCATCGGGTAAGCGCATGGGTATCTTCAACGCCGCTCCTCAGGAGGGTGAAGGTGCCGCTTGCTTCATCGATCCAGAAACAGGGAAGAAGACTTGTGAGTGATCTATCACCTACCAACCTGATGATCGATCCGCCGTCAGGGTGGATGTATGGGTTCCCGAAGATCATCCCGAAGGAACACCAGCACCGCACTCTCGAATGGCTCATCGAGCAAGGATACCCAAAGGAGTTGACTGAGATGAAGCACTTCTATTGTCGGTATTGGAATGCAGGTTGAACTGATTGACCACATGGGTGACGATCTGCGGGTGGTTAACGCTGCCCGCGTTTCGTTTGCGAAGGAGAGTCGCTATGAAGAGGATCACTTCGGTAGTGGCCTCCCCGCTAAGGACATCAAGCTGATCGAGTACCTCGCCAAGCATGGTCACTGGTCACCCTTCTCCCACTGCTTCCTCACCTTCCGCATCAAAGCACCTATCTTCGTCGCTCGTCAGCTTCAGAAGCATCAGGTGGGCCTTGCGTGGAACGAGGTGAGTAGGCGGTACGTGGACAGTGAGCCTGAGTTCTATGTTCCTGAGGGATGGAGGACGCGGGCTGAGAACGTGAAGCAGGGTAGCTCAGCGTATACAATGGAAGTGAACCATGAGCTTCGTTGTGGTGACGATCCTACTGATTGGGCGGACTACACTGAGGTTCTCAAGGGCCTCTACCAATACATGATTAGTAAGGGCGTCTGTCCCGAACAGGCCCGCATGGTGCTACCTCAGTCCATGATGACTGAGTGGTACTGGTCTGGTTCGCTCTACGCCTTCGCCCGCGTGGTGAAGCAGAGGACTGACAGTCACGCACAGAAGGAGACACAGGAGGTAGCGAAGGGTATCGCCTTCGCCGCAGCCGAGTGCTTCCCCTATGCCTGGCCCGCACTAATGAACAACTAAGGAGACTAACATTCTAGCAACGCTCGTCGCTGTGGTGACTAGCTGCTGGCTGTTTGTTCATCCGTACATAGACCTACCCTGCGATAGTAAGTGGGGTGGGTGCTGTATTGGTGGCGACAGTGGCAGTAAGGGATAGGCCAGCCGCAAGGCAATAGGGGAAGGTCAGGAGGTACGCGAAGGCTACTATCTGACCGTGGGTCGCCACACTAACTAACTAACCATCGGGAGGGCTTCGGCTCTCCCTTTTTCTTTCTCTAAGGGAGATCGTATTGACCACACTCGTATTTGACATTGAGACCAATGGTCTCCTCGATGAACTGGATCGCGTCCACTGTCTCTGCATCAAGAACCTTGAGACAGGTGAGACGTTCTCCTGCACTGACGCTATCGATGATGACGGTGAGAAGTACAACAGCCTCCGCTACGGTATCGACTTGCTCCGTGGTGCTGATGTCCTCATCGGTCACAACATCCTCAAGTTCGACATCCCTGCCTTACAGAAGGTGTACCCTTGGTTCCAACCTAAGGCCAGTCTGATTGACACCCTCGTCCTCGCTCGGCTCATCTACCCGGAGATCGCCAACAGCGACTACGGCATGGCTGAGACGGGACAGCTTCCCAAGAAGTTCATCGGACGCTACTCGCTGGAAGCCTTCGGCTATCGCATCGGTGAGTACAAGGGTGACTACAAGGGTGGATGGGCTGAGTGGTCGCAGGAGATGCAGGACTACTGTGAGCAGGACATCGAGGTTACCACCAAGCTGTACCACAGGCTGATTGAGCGGAAGGAGAAGCACGCCTTCTCTGACTACAGCATCGAGCTTGAACATGCTGTGGCTGCGATCATCTTCCGCCAGGAACAGAATGGCTTTGGTTTCAACGTCGAGGCCGCTGCCCAACTGTACCAAGAATTGTTGGTCAAGCGTATCGAGCTTGAGAAGCAACTGATGGCGATGTTCCCGCCGTGGGAGGTGAAGACCCCGTTCGTACCGAAGGTGAACAACAAGACCCGTGGCTACGTGAAGGGACAGATGACCTACAAGGTACAGGTGGTGGAGTTCAATCCCTCCTCCCGCCAGCACATCGCTAAGGTCCTCAAGGAGAAGCACGGATGGCAACCTAAGGAGTTCACTGCGAAGGGTGACCCCAAGGTAGACGATGACGTTCTCGCGTCTCTCGACTACCCTGAGGCCAAGCTATTGTCGGAGTACTTCCTGATCCAGAAGCGGTTAGGCCAGTTGGTCGAGGGCGGTGAAGGACTGATGAAGCGTGAGCGTAAGGGACGCATCCACGGTGAGGTGATCACCAACGGTGCAGTGACCGGACGCATGACGCATCGACGCCCGAACATGGCACAGGTCCCTGCCAACCGTTCCCCTTATGGTGAGCGTTTCCGTGAGCTCTTCCTCCCACGTGCGGGATGGAAGCTTGTGGGCTGTGACGCTGACGCCTTGGAGCTTCGCTGCCTTGCTCACTACATGGCCGCGTATGACGGCGGTGCGTATACCGATGTTGTCCTTGCCGGGAAGAAAGAACTCGGCACTGACATGCACTCGGTGAACTGCCGCGCCATCGGCTTCGATCCCAAGACCCACAGAGACATGGCTAAGACTTGGTTCTACGCCTTCATCTACGGGGCTGGTGATCACAAGCTCGGCCTGATCCTCGGTGCCAAGGGTGATGACAATGACATCCGCAAGGCTGGTCAGAAGTCTCGCCGCAAGTTCCTCAAGAACCTCCCTGCACTCGGCACCCTCACTGAGAAGGTGGCGACGAAGGTCAAGGCTACTGGTGGACTGAAGGGGATCGATGGTCGCCGTCTCTCCTGTCGCTCCACTCACTCGGCATTGAACACGTTGCTTCAAGCAGCGGGGGCGATTGCCATGAAGGTGGCGCTGGTGATCCTCGATGAAGACCTCAAGGCCGCAGGGCTGATCCCCGGCGTCCACTATGAGTTCGTCGCTAACGTCCATGACGAGTGGCAGATCGAGGCTCGACCTGATGTGGCTGAGGAAGTCGGACAGACCGCAGCGAACGCCATCGCTCGGGCTGGCGAGAAGCTTGGCTTCAAGTGTCCTCTCAAGGGCAACTACGAAGTTGGTAATAACTGGAAAGAAACTCACTGATGTCTCATAAGCATTGCTCGGATTGTCATACACTAAAGGACCTCGATACGTTCCCTGTTGATAGGTACTCCGACGATAAGCGTCACCACATCTGCAAGGACTGTATGGTCCCGCGTAATGCCAAGTCCAACGCTCGACGGATGTATGTCAATGGTGACTATGTCTCACAGAAGCACCCGCTATGGAAACCTGGCCGCTTCAAGATCGAAGGCGTCTTCGGTTCTGTTGAGAATGAAGATGACAAGTCGAAGAGAGGCTACATCTATTGCATCTCCAATCCAGCTTGGCCTGATCTGATAAAGGTCGGAAAGGCTGAAGTTATGGAGAAGCGTCTGAATGCTTATCAGACCTACAGCCCGTTCCGTGACTTCAAGTTGGAGTGGTCAATCGAGGTTGATGATCGACACACTGTTGAGGCCGCATTTCACGAAGGACGGAAGACAGTGAACGGAGAGTGGTACTTCATGTCCGCTCACGAAGCGTACTGTATTGTTCAATCCATCCCACAAGTAGGAGGACTAAATGCTGCGAACGATAATCACCTGGTTCAAGCGCGTGTGGCGTGATGACCTACCGGACGCCGTCGAGCAGACCTTTCTCGATGACTACGCTCCATACGTCCGCGAACGGTATGGGATTGCTGAGCCGTTCGCACGTGATGAACAAGACCGGGATACTCGATGGAAAAAGTAACGCTACTGATTGATGGTGATGTGGTGGTCTACAAGGCCACCGCTGCCGTCGAGCAAGAGATCGCTTGGGAAGAGGACCTTCACACGCTGCACTCCAACCCGGAGGAAGCGCAGGAGATCATCATCAACCAACTATCTGGATGGCAGTCCCAGTTAGATGCGTCCGATGTTGTAGTAGCTTTTTCGGACAGTCATAACTTCCGCAAGGATGTCTACCCTCTCTACAAGTCCAACCGTAAGGACAAGCGAAAGCCTGTTGCTTACAAGTCTGTGAAGCAGTGGGTTACGGACAACTGGACCACCTATGTCCGTCCTAGTCTGGAAGGTGATGACATCCTTGGTATCCTCTCGACAAGTCAGAAGATCATCCGTGGACAGAAGATCATCATCTCGGTGGACAAGGACTTCAAGACGATCCCCGGCTACTTCTTCAATCCAGACAAGGATGTCCAGCCTGTGTTCATCACACAGGAAGCGGCTGACTACATGCACATGTACCAGACGCTCACAGGTGATGCCACTGACGGATACCCCGGTCTCCCCGGATGTGGTCCTAAGGGGGCAGAGAAGGTGCTGGAGGATGACCCTTCGTGGGAAGCTGTGGTGGAAGCATACATCAAGAAGGGGCTGACGGAGGAAGACGCCCTTACCCAAGCCCGGTGCGCGCGTATCCTTCGGGCAGAAGACTATGACTTCAAGAACAAGGAGGTAAGACTTTGGTTACCGACAGAACGGATTTCGGTTTCGACATGAGACCGTCCCGTTACTGCGAAGGGTGCGGCGTGGCGGAGGGATACCTCCATCACGTGGGGTGTGTCCATTACAATGAGAGCAACCTCAACATCCACTACGCCAACGCTCATCCAGCAGCCGTCAATTATCCGAAAGACACCAAGATCAAGTCTGACGGTGGCTCCACGGACTACTACAAGATACCCGCTGGTGCCACAGACCTGATCGACCTGATCGAGCATAAGAAGATGTCCTTCTCGCTCGGAAACATCTTCAAGGCTTGCTACCGATTGGGGGAGAAGGAGGGTAACGACCTCCTCTATGACCTCAACAAGATCATCTTCTTCGCGGAGAGGATGAAAGCAGAGGTCGAGAAATCCCGATAACTCAATAATCCCCATAGGTTAGGACAGTAATCCTGACCTATTGGGGACCCTTAAGGCCACCATAACAGGAACCAACTCCTATGAAGGTACGTGTGCAAGTACACACCCCTCCCCCGATTTCCAAAGACCTGATCGAGTATCTTGAGAAGGTCTTCTCCCCCGCCCACCTGATGTGTGCGGCTAACACTCCCCCACATGAGATCGCTGCCTTGGTGCATCGAGAACAGGGAGTGCAGTCGATCATTCGTCACCTCAGGGCGATCCATGAAGAACAACAGAACGAGGACCCACTCAATGTGCATGAAGGCACCGAAGGTTAAGCCCCCGGCACCTCCCGCCCCGCCCCCGGCTCCCGCTGCCGACGAGAAGCCGCAGACCCCGGTGGTCGATGAAGGCTTCGGTGAAGGCGACCAGATCAGCATGAAGCGGAAGGGCCGCTCTGCACTCACGATCCCACTCGGTGGATTGAACATCCCCGGTCGATAAAGGAATAACTGATGACCACTGCCGCTAGTCGCTACGCGGCACTGTCGGGCAAGAGAGACGTATACCTGGAGAGGGCGCGTAGCTGCGCGAAACTTACGATCCCTCATCTCTTCCCTCTTGAAGGAGCCAGCGAGAGTTCAACCTACGACACCCCGTATCAATCACTCGGTGCGCGTGGCGTGAACAATCTGGCTTCCAAGCTTCTCCTCTCACTCTTCCCTGTGAACACCACCTTCGCTCGTATGCAGCTTGGTGATGCTGAACTAGAGGAACTGGCCGCGCAAGCTGGTCAGGAGGGAGACGCTATCAGGACAGTTGTCGCTGAAGGTCTGATGAAGATCGAGAACCGTCTCAAGCGGTGGATGGAAGCCAAGGCTATCCGTCCGGTCATGGACCCCGTATTTAAGCATCTCATTGTCGGCGGTAACACGCTGCTTCAGATCGATGCTGTCTTCGGTGGTCGTATGTACTCACTTGAGAAGTACGTTGTACGCCGCGATCCCACAGGCTTTGTAACCGAAGGAATCATCAAGGAGCCTGTCGATTACGATACACTGCCCGACAATGTCAGGGCGCTTGCTGGTGAGAAAGCAGAACAGGCCAACAACGCTGCCGCTGGTGCATCCAAGTCTCAGCTTGCCATCTACACGTGGATCAAGTGGGACGCTAAGGCAGAGCAATACAAAATCCATCAGGAGTTCGAAGGACAGAAGGTCCCTAACTCCGAAGGCTCTTATCCGAAAGACAAGATGCCGTTCCTTTTCCTTCGCTGGTCCTACGTGGATGGCGAGGACTACGGACGCTCCTACATCGAACAGTACTACGGCGACCTCATGTCGCTCGAGACCCTCACCAAGTCAGTCACCCTGTCCTCCAAGGTCACAGGTAAGGCTGTCGTTATGGTTCGCCCAGGTGGCGTTACGAACCCTCGCGCCTTGTCCAAGGCTGAGACAGGTGATGTGATCGTCGGCTCCGCTGAGGATGTCGCGATGTTACAGTTCGACAAGTGGGCTGACCTCCGTCCCTCCCTTGAAATGATCAAGGCACTGGAACAGCGTCTCGCTTTCGCATTCCTCCTCAATACCGCCATCCAGCGAAACGGTGATCGTGTCACTGCTGAGGAGATCAGATACATGGCTGGTGAACTGGATGATGCCCTTGGTGGCACCTATGCTCAGTTCTCACAGCACCTCCAGCTTCCGTTTGCTCACGCCCTGATGGCTGAGCTTCAGAAGCCCAAGGCCAAGGAGTTCAAGCTCCCGGCTCTCCCTCCCGGTGTCAATCCTGTGATTGTTACTGGTATGGAAGCTCTAGGCCGTGGGCATGATCTACAGAAGCTCGATGCGTTTATGATGGGTGTGGCTCAAGCGTTGGGTCCTGCGGCTATGCAGTACCTCAATGTCAGTGAGTACATGTCTCGTCGTGCGCTGGCACTCGACCTCGACATCTCCAACCTAATCAGGTCGGACGAAGAGGTTACCGCCGAACGTGAACAGCAGATGCAGCTTGAGATGATGAACAGGCTTGGTCCTCAGGTCATCAATCAGGCTGGTCAGATGATGAAGCAAGATGTCGCAAACCAAGCGCAAGAAGGAACACCTAGTGGCTAACGCCAATCTAACGAAACTCGGCATCACCGATACGGTGGCTCTTGAGGAAGCTGCGAAAGCTGCGGCTCCTCAGGAAGCTGCACCTGTCGCTGAAGCCACTGCCCCGAATGTCTCTGAACGCCGTGTGGTCGGAAAGCGTGAGTTCAAGACGCCGTCCGGTCAGGTGATCGTGATCGAGAACCTCTAATGCAGGAAGGGATTGTGATCCCTCCGACCGGACCTGAGGCACCGCCCCCGGCTCCGACGAATGAACGTCCTGCATGGCTTCCTGAGAACTTCAAGTCTCCCGAAGACCTCGCCAAGTCCTATCAGTCTCTACAGGCTGAGTACACCAAGCTGAAGCAGGGGCAGACGCCGCCTGTGCAGGGGGAGAACCCACAGTCTGGTGAACCTCCCAAGGCTCCCAACAGCGATCTCACGATTGATCAGCAAGCGGCTGCGGCTGCACAGAGTGCTGGTCTTGATGTGGACAAGCTGTCTCAGGAGTTCTTCTCTGAGGGTAAGCTCAAGGACGAAAGCTACGCTGCACTGGAGAAGGCTGGTATCCCGAAGGCTGTGGTGGATGACTTCATCCGTCTCAAGCAGGGAGAAGCTGACAGTGTTCGCAATGAGGTGATCAACATCGCTGGTGGTCAGGAGAGCTTCTCTCAGATGATCCAGTGGGCCGCTGCAAACTACGCTGATGCTACGGCGTACAACGCTGCAATGAACACTGGTGATCCGGCTCAGATGCGCATGGCTATGACCGCGCTCAAGGCCGCGTATGTCTCCGCTAATGGACAGGACCCGTCACTCGTTATGGGTGGTGGTGGTTCCGTTGGTGGTGACACCTATGCGAATGATCTTGAGATGGTCGCTGACATGCAGAAGCCTGAGTACACCAAGGACCCCGCCTTCCGCCGCAAGGTACAGGAGAAGGTGGCTCGTTCGATGGGAGTTAAGCTTCCGTAATGACCGTAACGAAGTACACGCGCGAAGTCGCTGTACCCTTCGACATCAATCGTAATCTCCAAAGTCCCACTAACGGCATGATGAAGGTTCTCCTCGGAGCGCCTTCGTCCCGTTACACTCAGCAGTGTGGGACTGTTACCAACAAGAAGCTGGCGCGGAGAATGGTACTGGCAAGTGTCGGTCCATTCCGCGTGACAGGCTTTGATCTGGCTGTGCGTTCACTCCGTGATGTAATGACGGAAGTGACACAGAAGTATCCAGACATGAAGCTGTCTTCTGCTGGTATGCTGTGCTGCCGATTGGTGCGAGGGTCCAAGCGTTCTATCAGCAATCACTCTTGGGGTACTGCTATCGACTTGAAGATCGATGGTGACCTCGATGACTATGGCGATGGCAAGGTTCAGTATGGCCTGACGCTCATCGCTCCGATTTTCAATAAGCACGGCTGGTATTGGGGCGCTCACTTCCGCAAGGAAGATGGGATGCACTTTGAGATCAGCGTGAACAAACTCAAACAGTGGCAGTCGCAGGGTCTCCTTGCTGGATTGCCGTAAGGAGTAACTATGCTCAAGGGTTATAAGACCTACATCCTGACGGGTGTCGCGGCCATCTCGGTGATCGCGCAGTACCTCGTCGGTGATCTCGGCCTGACTGAGGCGATCAATGCTCTGCTTGCTACGGGCATCGTAGCCGCTCTCCGTGACGCCATCAGCGGCGTTTCCAAGTCTCCTTCTCAGTAAGGCTGATATATGTCTATGGACACGGTGCTGATCGTCGCATTCGTCATTGCTGCGCTGATCGGTGCCGTCATAGGCTCGATCCTCTTGTTCCGCAGTCAAGCCACGTGGGTTGGTTTTGCTAAGCTTGCATTCAAAGAACTCCGTCCACTGATTGTCGGAGCCGTCATGGCTACTGTCCTCAAGAGGATGGACCCTAAGGATGAAGAAGCTTGGCGTAAGTGCCAGCTTCGTGGCGGTAAGTGGAACCATAGAAAGCGCAGGTGCGAATGACAACCATCGCATACCGGGACGGTGTCCTCGCGAGTGACAGTCTTGTCACTCTCGGGTCCACCAAGGTCCACGGTAGCTACCAGAAGATCAGGCGCATCGGTGACCATCTGATTGGCACTGCTGGTGCAGTCGCCGCTTGTCAGGCATTCATTGATTGGGTGCGTAGTGGTGACGATGAAGACCCTCCTCCCAAGGGTGAGTACAGCGCACTGATCATCAACCCGCGAGGTCGGGTACGAGAGATGGAGAATGGGAGTGTACTGCCTGTTCCTCGCGGTGCTAAGTTCTTTGCCATCGGCAGTGGTGCGCCTTATGCGCTCGCCGCGATGTACGCTGGAGCCACTGCAACTGAGGCTGTGAAGATTGCAGCCAAGATAGATACGTCTACCGGGCTTCCGGTGAAGACACTCAAGATTTCCAAATAATGACCCTGTGTGGAGGGGAGGGCGACAATCCTTCCGGGTGGTGGGTAACCTCATCTGGCCCAAACTCCACACATCGTTCCCTGATGCGGCGTCTGTCAAACAGATGTACAGACTTAGCGCCATCGATCTAGGCAGTGGGCCTCCGAAGAAACCGGGAGGTATAGGGCTTACCATCCTGCCGCATCAGCTTTTCTCTCCGTGTTCTATAGTCACACTGTCCTCTCGACGGTGACTTCTACAGAACCACTACGCGATACTCTTGACCCTGCAACTGTGTCCCTGAGGGGATACGGACAGGACAATCTCGCTGTGCAGCGTGTGAGTTTCGAGAAGGTGAAAACCAACTCAATCCTTACACGGAGATAACTTATGTCTAACGCGACACTGACCCGCATCGGTCAGGTCAACGGGGCCAACGATGTGGAAGCCCTGTTCCTCAAGATGTTCTCTGGCGAAGTCCTCGCCTCCTTCAACCTTGCCAACGTCTTCGGTGATAAGCACCGTGTGAAGTCGATCTCGCAGGGTAAGTCCTACCAGTTCCCCGCAATCGGTACGGCGACTGCTGGTTACCACACTCCGGGTACGGAGATCGTGGGCCGTAACTCGATCCTCCAGGCTGAGCGCGTCATCACCATCGATGACGTTCTGCTGGCGAACGAGTACATCGCTGAGATCGATGAACTGAAGTCCCACTACGATGTGCGCGGTGAGTACGCGAAGCAGATGGGTGAAGCCCTCGCTGACCAGTACGACCGCAACGTGGCCCGTAACCTGGTCCTCGCGGCCCGCGCTGCTGCCACCATCACTGGCGGCAACGGTGGCGGTTCTGCCACGAACGCCAACTTCGCCACGGATGCTGCCCTGCTTGCGGCTGGCATCTACACGATGGCTCAGACCTTCGATGAGAAGGGCCTCCCTGAGACTGAGCGTTATGTGGGTGTGAAGCCCGCTCAGTACTACCTGATGGTCCAGAAGACCGACCTGATCAACAAGGATTGGGGCGGCGTGGGCAGCTACGCTACGGGCCAGATGGGCACCGTGGCTGGCGTCACCATCGTCAAGTCGAACAAGGTGCCTCAGGCCAACGACTCCGCGAACTCCAACATTCCGGCTGGCTACCGCGCCAACTTCTCCACGACTGTCGCCATCGGCTGGCATCCGTGGGCTGTCGGCACCGTCAAGCTGATGGATGTTCGCTCCGAAAGCGTTTGGGACCCGCGCCGTCAGGCCACGCTGCTTCTCGCGAAGTACGCTTGCGGCCACGGCATCCTGCGTCCTGAGTGCGCTTTCGAGTTCAAGAGCGCCTAATCCATTCCCTCTAACTGAGGGATCATCCTAACCCCGCCGGGGTCTGCCTTCGGGTGGACCTCGGCTTTTTTTTCCGTGGTGCCGAATGGACGCTATCACCCTTACTACTGAACTTGAAGCCGTCAACGAGATGCTGAATGCAATCGGTGAGGGTCAGGTGTCTTCGCTCGACACTGGCAACGCTGACGTACAACAGTGCGTTCGACTGCTTCGCGACCACTCCCGCAAGGTTCAATCTCGCGGTTGGTGGTTCAATACCGACCATGAGTACGAGATCACTCCGAATGGTGATGGACATCTTGTCCTTCCTGCCAACGTGCTACGAGTTGATCCGGTCATGGAAGATCGCCATGAGAAGCCTTGGGTGCAGCGCGGCCTCAAGCTCTACGATCCTAAGGATCACACGTTCATCTTCACTGAAAGCGTGAAGGTGGACATGGTTACTGGTCTCGCGTGGGACGAACTCCCGCAGACTGCCCGCGCCTACATTACCGCCTGTGCTGGCCTTGAGTTCGTGGACACCGACATGTCCAACGAAGTCCGTCACTCGTTCACTCAACAGAGGAAGAACGAGGCGTTCCTTGAACTCATCAAGGAGGAAGCTGAGGCGGCTGACTACAACATGTTCAATGACAGCGACAGCGGTCGAGAGATGCTTCGCCGGAGGATTTAATGTCCGCGTTCACTAGCTCTATCCCCAACCTTCTTAACGGGGTGAGTACCCAGGCTGCGACACTGAGGCTGGTTACTCAGGGCGAGGAGCAAGTCAATGGCTACTCCACCCTTACCCGTGGTCTCCTCAAGAGGCCCCCTTCGCAGCTTGTGAAGAACATCGGTACTGTCTCCGGTTCTTCGTCTGCTTACGTCCACATGATCAACCGTGACGCCGTCGAGCGTTATCTGGTGTTCATCACCAACGGTGACCTCCGCGTCTACGATCTTGCTGGTAACGCCAAGACAGTGAACTTCCCCAATGGGAAGACCTACCTCAACAACAGTGATCCCAAGACGGGCTTCGCTGTCACCACCATCGCTGACTTCACGTTCATCACGAACAGGTCCGTAGTGGCTGCGATGAGGAACGATGTGGAGCCTGTACGTCCTGCCGAAGCGTTGGTCAACGTGCTGGCTGGTAACTATGCTCGACAGTATCAGATCATTGTAAACGGGTCTCAAAGCGCCGCTTATCAGACGCCTGACGGCTCCAACCGTGCTCACTATAATGCTATCGATACCACCGTCATCGCCAAGACGCTTGAGTACGCTCTGAAGAACAGCATTAACACAACCGCGAATAACGTGGTGGATGCTTACATTGAAAACCAAGGTTCTAGTTTCGGAGCCAATTGGGATAACTCAGACGTAGAAGGAACGACAACACTAGGCTCCGCTCCTTGGTCTGTAGTTCGCTACGGTGCGGCACTACACATCTCCAATTCCTCTGTCGATTTCACAATCAGCAGCAACGATGGCTTCAACGGTAATGCCATGAAGACCATCAAGGGTTCTACTCAGCGGTTCTCTAATCTCCCGACTGAGGGACCTAGCGGCTTCGTTGTTGAGGTCACTGGTGAAAGCTCCAACAACTTCGACAACTATTGGGTCAAGTTTGATGGGAAGGTGTGGAAGGAAAGCAGGAAGCCGGGAGTAAAGCTTGGTTTCGATGCAGCGACCATGCCTCACATTCTTGTCCGTGAGAGTAATGGTACGTTCACCTTCAAGCGGGCTACATGGAATGACCGGGCTGTCGGTGATGAGGAGAAATCTCCTGAGCCTTCCTTCATCGGACAGACCATCAACGATGTGTTCCTTCACCGCAACCGTCTCGGTTTCGTTGCTGGCGAGAACGTTATCCTGTCTGGTGCTGCTGACTTCTTCAACTTCTGGCGCAAGACGCTGACGGCTATCCTCGACAATGACCCGATTGACATTGGTTCAAGCTACCCGAAGGTAGCCATTCTTCGCCACGCTAACTCATTCAATGGTGATCTTCTGTGCTTCGCTGAGAACGCACAGTTCCGTATCACTGGTGGTGACCTACTCACTCCAAAGAGTGCAGCCATCAGGTTGCTCGGAGAGTTCGCCGCTGATGTGACCTGTAGACCTGTGTCTTCCGGTTCCTTCATGCATTGGGTCGGTAAGGACAATGACCGTGCTGTGGTGCGTGAGTTGTGGTTAGATGAGACAGGCACGATCCAGCCACCGCTGGAAGCCAACTCTCACTGTCCTGACTACGTCCCAAAGAACATCTTCAAGCTTGCTTCCTCAATCGAGCTTAACATGCTCGTTGGTGTGTCCTCGATGTTCCAGAACCGCCTGTACGTCTACAAGTACTACTGGTCTGGACGAGAGAAGCCTCAAGCTTCGTGGAGCTACTGGGACTTCGGTAAGACTATCCTGTCATGTGACTTCATCGATACCGATCTCTACGTGACGATCCTCGATGGTACCGATGTGCGTATCCTCAAGGTTCCCTGCCAGGTCGGCGCAAAGGACACAGGGATGGACTTCATGGTCCTTCTCGACCAGCGCGTTGAACTGTCCGGTGGTACCTTCGATGCTGGAAATAACAGGACATCCTACACGCTGCCCTACGTTGTTCCTTCGAACATCGAGGCGTGGACGGGCTACTCTGTATCCGGTACGTACAAACCGGGACACAAGCTTCTCATCAACAGCTTCTCCAGCACGACCTTGCGTCTCGTTGGGGATACTAGGAATGAGAAGGTGTACGCTGGTATCCCTTATACCTTCCAGTACAGGTTCTCTCCGTTCCATGTCCGCAGGGAAGCTGGAGGTGCGCCTATCGTAGTCACAGAAGGCAGGACCCAAATCCTTCGCACTCGCCTCACGTTTGCTGAGACAGGTTACTTCACGGTGGAAGTGACGCCTGAGAACAGGGCCAAGTTCACCTATGACAGTGCTGTCAATGCGTGGGCCTTGGATGATCCCATGTTCAAGACCGAAGACTTGGTCCTTGAAGACGGTGATTACTCATTCCCTGTCAAATGTGAGAACACGCGAGTGTCTATCGACATCCTCAATAACAGCGCAGTCCCGTCAGGCATCATCAGTGCCGATTGGGTTGCACTTTGGTACCCCAAGACTAGGAGAGCATGACATACAACATCAGGGCGGCATCCGAAAAGGATGTATACGCTATCGCACCGCTTCTTCGTGAAGCAGACAAGGCAGAGATCAAGGCGATGACGGGGAGTTCCCCGTTAATCCCCTTACTCACCTCGTTCAACGAGAGCGACATCGTATGGTTCGCTTACCGTCCTGATGGTTCTCCTCTCGCAATCTTTGGCGTGGGAAAGGACATCGATTGTGCTGCTGGTATCCCTTGGATGCTGGCTACAGATGAAGCGAAACGGTTCGCTGTGTCCCTAGTGAAGATGGGTCAGAAGTGGGTAGACAGACGATTGTCTGATTACGGACTTCTTCATAACTTCGTGGACAGTCGAAACACAGTTCACATCAACTGGCTCAAACGCCTAGGCTTCACTATAAACCCGGAGCCTCACTACATCGGACACGACAAGAGTGTCCCATTCCTCTTTTTTCACAGGAGCAACTAATGTGCATCATGCTCGGCGCTGGTGCGCTTGCCGGATTGCAACTCGCCATCGGCGCAGCCTCTACTGTCGTTGGTTTTATGGGCCAACAGCAGCAGTATCAGGCACAGATGGATATGTACAAGCAGAACGTCAAGAACGCTCAGCAGATGGCGCGTGATCAGTACGCGCATACTCAGAACCGCTGGCTACAGGAGCGCAGCGCAGCCTCGATGGAGAAGCAGAACGCGAACATCGATGCGATGGAAGCGCGGGCTACTGCCACTGTTGCTGGCGCTGAAGGAGGTGTGCAGGGGAACTCCCTCACTCAGCTTCTCGGTTCCTACTACGCGAAGCAGGGCCGCTTCAATGATGCGGTCGATCAGAACTATCAGATGAGCCGCGACTACCTGTGGGCCTCTATGGACCAGACGCGCAATCAGGCGCAGTCGCAGATCAATTCCATGCCGCGTCCTACCCGTCCCTCCTTCCTCGATGCGGCTATCCGTATCGCTGGACAGGGACTTGAGGCGGCTACTACTTACAATCAACTGAGGGCTTAACGAATGGCTACTCCCGGCAGGGTACAAACGCCCGACCTGAACCTTCGCCCCTCCCTCAGGCCCGCTCCCGTTGTCGATGTGGCAATGGTGCGTCCGGTCAATCAGGAGGGCGCTGGTTCCAACCTCCTCCGCATCGCTGACAGTCTTGCTGGTCTGTCTTCGTCTGTGGCTCGATTTGGTGCATCACGCCCGAAGCCGAAGGAGGAGAAGGACTTCTTCCCCGACATTGCAGCGGGATGGACACCGGAACAGCTTATGGCTGATCCCCGGTTCGATGTTACCAAGGACGCCCATCGTGGCCTGTGGGGTGAGAACTTCGCGCACGAACAGGGCAAAGTCCTCCAGCAGTACGTGACTGAGGCTCGAGAGAGCGGTGAGTGGGACCCTGAAAAGGAACCGCTAGACGCCTTCTTGCAGCGTAAGGTCATGGGCGACATGGAAGGGATGCCTGATGATCTTACCCGTGCAGCTTACGGGAAGACTATTGCACCCTACCTCGACAAGACGAAGACGTGGTTCGAAGAACTCCAGAAGGAGAACTACGATGCCGTCAACAGTCAGGAGATGTACAAGGGGATCGTCAACGCGGCGGAAGCCCCTGTCCCTGGCGATGACAACGTCAAGCCAAACGAGAAGCCTAGCAACAAGAAGCTTACTCCTGTGGAGAAGGCTGCGAAAGCTAAGGCTCGTCTCGATGAGTTCATCTCTCTGCGGATGCTCGACGGCAAGGCTGCGAACAATCTCCTGATGAACACCATCCAGTACTACGCCGATCAGGGCGATGTGGAAATGGTGCAAGCTCTCGCAAACATGAGGCGCGGTAAGAAGAACGAGATCGATCCGATTGCGGATACTCCTGAGTACTCGGGACGCATTAACGAGATGCTCTCTAAGGCCAACGCTGCTTGGGAGGATCAGAACACCGCTCTTAGTGGTACGTTCATCGACACTGTTGATGCCGCTATCGATGATCCTAACAGCACCCCGAACCAGATCACTGACCTCTTCAACTCCGAAGTAGCTCAGCGCCTGTGGCCTGATCCGTCAGAACGTGCTGCAAAGCTGCGGGAGAAGCTCGGTAAGCAGAGAGAAGCTACACTCAAGCGTACTGTGGATAACGAGAAGACCGCTGAGGAAGTGAAGTTCAAGAACGATGTGTGGGCTAACTTCCTTGAGATGAATGGTGGACAGAACTACACTGACCGCGTCATCAAGACCTCGGATGGTAAGGAACACCGTATCCCCGCGTCGAGGGCGCAGGACTATCTCGATGAGAACATCCGGACAGCTTACGAGAATGCTGCGAAGCAGGGACCTGACGCCGTTGCTGCGGTAGACAGGGACATCGCTCGTCGTGCTGGTCAGTCCTCGCTTAAGGTAACAGAGTGGGAGAACATCTTCGCCAACGTACTCACTGGTGCCAACGAGAGTATGCTCCTTGAGGGTAAGGTTCCGCCCAACATGCAGCGGGCTTATGACCTCTGGAAGAACACCCGTGGGAACGAGTACGTTCGTCGCAAGAACATGGGCGAAGGTGGCGACAAGGTCGATGACTTCTTCGCTGTCACTTACGATCTGATCGAGAGGCGAGGTCAGTCTCCTGAGGCTGCATTCGCACAGGCGTTCACTGCTTCCAAACCTGAGAACTATAACCCTGCTTATCAGCGGGCATCTGAAGTTGCTCTCGGTTCTGGCTCATCTGAGTTCGAACTCCGCGAGAAGGTTCCCGGTCCTTACATTGAGAAGATCATCCGCCGCGCTGCCGTCTATGGAGCTAGCGGTTCGAACAACGGTAAGGCTTCCCTTGAGAAGGCTATCAGGGATTTCGAGAGTGAGATGGTGAAGATCGATGTTGGCCCTACGTCTTACATTACGCTTCCCACGAACATGACCGAAGCTGAACGCGATCAGTATGGAGAGAACGTCACTCAGTTCGTCCGTGATCAGGTCGAGCTACATGGCAGCAAGTTCAACCCTCCACTCGATCCTGATCAGGTAACAGTGGTGGAAGTCGCTGACGGTAAGTTCACGCTTACTCAGGATGGTGAATGGCTCGGTGCGTTCTCCGCTAGGGAACAGGATGGACGTAGTAAGAAGCTTCCCTTCTTCACCTATGAGGACATCCAGAACGAACTGAACTACAAGGCTGAGTCCAGCCGCCGTGAGGCCGCTGCTGAAGTCAAGCAGACCAGTGAGTTCATCGAGAACGCTGACAAGCCTATCGATCCCGAAGGACGTTCTGCTGGTGGTGCGCTGATCGATACGATCACCAACATGTTCACCAGCGATGAGCCTAAGAAGGACTCGATCTTCAACGGCTACACGGATAACCCTGAGGTGTTCTATGGAGCGAAGACTCCAAGTCAGCTTGGTGATCTTTCCAACTTCCAGCTTCGCAATCTACGCAAGCTGGCTAAGGATGGATGGACGGACAAGTATGGACGCAAGCAGCAACTCCCTGACATTGGCTTTGTGAACCACAAGTCGGTTGAGAAGGTCTGGAGGGATCGCGTTGCTGGGGAGCGCCGTAGGTCTGGCTACTCCAAGAGACAGATCGAAGCCGCCATGACGCGGTGGAACGTCGATGAGCTTGATGCCATCGAGCGCCTCAAGAAGAACAACGCTAAACCCGATAAGGATTAAGAATGTCTGAAGAACTCCGGTTGGCTATCGCCAAACACGCCAAGCGTATTGGTGCTAACCCGGTGGATTTTGCCACAGTCATCTCGTATGAAACCGGAGGCACTTACGATCCGTGGCAGAAGGGTCCCACTACCAAGTGGGGCCGTCACATCGGGTTCATCCAGATGGGTGAGCCGCAGCGTAAGCAGTATGGATACCTCCCCGGCAAGTCGATTGATGAGCTTGTCGGGGCCTCTGCCGACTATCTACAACGAGAAGGCTTCAAGCCTGGTATGGGCTTGCTTGACATGTACTCGACCATCAACGCTGGCGCTCCGGGCCTCTACAATCGCTCGGACGCCAAGAATGGTGGTGCTCCCGGCACGGTGGCTGACAAGGTCCGTTACCAGATGCACGGGCATAGACAGAAGGCTGTGAAGTTGATGGCGGGACATAACCTCCCTGTCACCAACTCACTCCCTCCTTCGACACCTGATCGCTACGTTACTGCCAACCTCGATGCCAAGAAGCAGTGGGAGGAGTACCGCAGGACAGGACAAGACAATTCCGGCTACTCGTTCTCTGGTCCTCAGCGGATGGAAGGGAACGATGGAACCTACGCCTCGATCCCGCAGGGACAACAGGCTCCTGACATCTCCTACTCCGATCTACAGTCTCCTGACTTCGATAGTGACGAGGAAGCCTACGTGCGCGGTCAGAACGATGCCATGCTCACTGGTGTCGGTCCTGATGGGGTCTCATACTCCAATACGTGGAAGACTGCCTTCGAACGTAGCTGGTTCGTTCCTAACCTCAACCGCGCCATAGAGACCTATAACTTCCAAGCGCAGGAAGGCTACGACATTGAGAAGGACCTCCCGCGTGTAACGCAAGGCATCCCCGAACAGTATTGGGATCAGTTTGGTATCGCTGGTTCTCCGCAACAGGCTGACTTCATCCGTGATCAAGTCATGGTCCAGATGAAGCAAGACGCCATCATCGCGGCCAACCCTAAGATGGGCCTCACGGCAACCATCGTGGCCGAAACGCTGGACCCTGCCACGGCTGTCGCTGCCTTCGGCGGTGAAGCTCTGGCTCCCTTCATTCTCGCAACCAAGGCCACCCGCGTGGGCCGCACGATCCGTGGCGCTTTCGGCGCTGGTCTCGGTAACGTGGCCGCTGAAGCTGCGCTAGATGCCGTCGATCCGCGTGAGCGTGGCGTCTCCGATTATGCCATCGCTCTCGGCGCTGGTATGGTCGTTGGTGGTGCGCTCGGTTACTTCGCCCGTGGTAACTCCCCGGTGGACGCTGCCATCAATCGTGAACTGGTGGAGATGGGGAACAAGACCATAGCTGACGCGGAGCGCCGTGGCAGTGCTGGTGCCGCTGCTAACCCGCAGACCTCGATGGCTGAGAACGTGCTGCCCAGTGACGCTGACTTCGATTTCGAAGACATGGTCGGCGCTGAGGATGCAAGTCTTGGCCGTAAGGTTGGCAACGTGACCTCCAAGCCGTTTGGCCGGATCGCTGATCCTGTCACCAAGTCGGAAGACATTGGTGGCGCAGCGTTCGCCTTCACCCGTCAGATCATCCCTGATCCGCGCGGTGCGAGGAATGGAGAGACGGTGGACATCACTGTCGTGGATCGCTTCAATCAGATGTACAACGCCACCCGTACCGATTGGGAAACCACAGCGTTTCCTCAGTATGAGAAGTGGGCGAAGCGTAATCTGAGCGGATGGTCTCGCGTGAAGAACAGACTTCGTGTTGATGACACTGAGGTCAACGAGTTCTTCCGGCTGGTGAATGAGTACGTCGAAGAGACAGACCCGATCAAGAAGGCTGCATTCGATCCTGAGGTGAAGGTCGTTGGTGACAAGGCCGCTAAGGTGATGAACACGTTCCGCGAGGAAGGTGTCCGTGCTGGCATCAAGGGTATGCCTGAGGAAGCCCGTCCGAACTATCTTCCCTACTACAGGGATGATCAGGCGTGGATGGAGATCAATGAGAAGTTCGCCTTTGATGACATCAAATCAGCGATCTTCAACGAGTGGAAGCGCAAGCTCCCTGAGGCCAGTGATGAGCTTCTGACCACTCTGTCCGAAGGCTACCTCAAGAACATCTCTCGAGCCGCGCTCAACATCCAAGACCCGTTCCAGAAGGTTGTCGCTAGTCTCGACAAGGACCAGCTTCTTGCCTTCATTCGTGATGACCTTGGTGTCCGTGATGAGAAGCTGATCGACCAGTTCATGCAGCTTAACGTCTTCCGCAAGGATCAGGGTGGTGCTGCTACTCCGCGTGTTCAGTCTCGCGCTCTCGACCTTGAGGGCTACAAGACGAAGACGTTCATCAAGTACAAGAACGACTACAAGGGCAAGCGTGATAGTCGAGGCGGTGAAGAGTTCTCTGTCCGCGACTTCTTCGTGAAGAATGCCCACGCTCAAGTCATGCGATACAATCGCGACATGTCTGGTACTCTGGCATTCGCCAAGATGAAGTTCTACAACCCGCGTACTCAGGAGATGCTGTTTGACGGTATCCGTGATGACGCTGATTGGGCGAAGGCGAAGGACATGATCTCTTCGTCGGTACTCGCCAAGTCTCCTGACAAGGCTGCGAAGGTTGAGGACCTGATGAAGGACCTTGACTATGTCTACAACGAACTGAAGAAGGGTGGTGGGGATAACCCCCGTATGTCCAAGATTGGACGCCGCCTTGGTATCATGGCGTTCATCAACTTCATGCAGAACATGGGTCTCAACCAGGCGCAAGAGTTCGTGAACATCGTGTCCGGTACGAGCTTGAGGACGGCATTCCGTGCCATCCCTGCCTATCGCCGGATGCTCAATGATGCGGGCCAGTCGGTGCCAATCGATGTGGTCATGCGTGAGCTTCAGACCCTCCTTGGTCGCGGTAACAACGTCCTGATTGGTTCTAGGCGCTACCTCCTCAACGAGGCGCAGCTTGGAACCGAAGCCAACTCCTCGGCTGTCGGACGCGCGTTCGATGCTGGACTTGCGAAGGCACAGGCTGTGGTCACCAAGATCAGCGGTATGGAGTACGTGGACAACGTCTTGCAGAACTGGGCCATGCTCAACGCTGCACAGTACTTTGCTGACCTTGCTTCCAAGTATGGGAAGAAGATCGACAGCGGTGCCTTCAAGATGGAGGACATCAACGGACTGTTCACGCGGGCCGATGCAAAGCGTCTCCGCTCCTTGGGTCTCGATGATCGCAAGCTCGTCAGGATACTGAACAGCTTCCGCCGTCACTCCGGTGTGACCGACAAGGCTACTCGTCTCAAGGAACTGAACCTCGAAAAGTGGGACCCCGAAACACTCAGTGCATTCCGCACGGCGCTGGATCGGTGGGCCTCTCGGGCAATTCAGCAGAACGAGATTGGTACGCTCTCGCGGTACATGTCGCACCCTATCGCGAAGATCATGTTGCAGTTCCGCAGCTTCGTCTTCGGTGCTTACAATAAGCAGACCATGTATGGTATCAACCACATGGACGGCAGACAGTTCGCACAGTGGATGCTCCAGCTTATGGCTGGTGCTGGTACTTGGTATCTCTATGTCAAGACCCTGTCGCTCGGTGAGGACAACCCGGAAGCCTACATGAAGAAGCGTCTCGGTGAGCCGGGATCGTGGGACTACTACAAGAACCTCGGGACCGCTGGTCTTAACAGGTCTGGTTTCACCTCGATCTTCCCGATGATCTACGACACTGGTGCTGCGATGACAGGCGCTCCGCGTCTTGAAGGTCGCGCGTCTGATCAGGTGTCCGCTCTGTGGGGCGCTCCGATCTTCTCCTACTTCGATAACATGTCGAAGGGTATCCAGGCTGCGAAGGCTGCTGCTACGGAGAACCGGGAGATTTCACGACAGGAGGTCAAGGCTATCGTCAGGACCCTCTTCGGTAACTGGTTGCCTCTCATGGCACTCACTGGCGCTCTCACTCAGGATAGACCTGAGAGAGCACCAAGGAACAACTAACGTGGTGGCTTCAGGCGCTATGCGCTTGGGGCCTCCCTTCTCTTTCATCAAGGGACATCGATGGCTAACAGCTATGAACGGTACACCGGGAACGGTAGTACCACTTCATTCAGCGTACCCTTCCCTTACATCGAGCAATCGCATGTGAAGGTGTATCTGAATAACGTGCTGTCCACGGCTTACGTGTGGACTAACGAGAACACTATTCTATTCAACTCTGCCCCGTCGAACGGACAGGCAATCCTCTTTCGCCGTCAGACGCCTTCGACCCCTCTGGTGGACTTCTCTCCGAAGGCTCGGTGGCAGACTACCGATCTCAACCTCGCCATCCGACAGGCCCTTTATCTGGCCGAAGAGAGCGAGGATTGGTCTCCCTCTTGGCACACTGGTTCTGGCGCTCCGTCTACCTCTGTGGGCATCGAGGGTGACTTCTACATCGATACGACTGCTGGTGGACTGTATCGCAAGGGGCCGTCTAGCTGGACGTTCCTTCGCTCGATCATCGGTCCCACTGGTGCTACTGGTGCCACGGGTCCGCAGGGCGCTACTGGCGCTCAAGGTCCGCAGGGCATCCAAGGTCCCGCTGGTGAAAGCGTCCGCATCCTTGGCTCCGTTGCAGACGTTCCATCGCTACCCTCCTCCGGTAACACCAATGGTGACGGCTACCTGATTGCTGGTGCGCTCTACGTCTGGAATGATAATCAGTGGACGAACGTAGGTAACATCACTGGTCCGCAGGGCGAAGTCGGCCCACAGGGTCCTATTGGTCCACAGGGCATCCAAGGCATTCAAGGCGATCAGGGACCGCAGGGTGAACAGGGACCGGAAGGTCCTCAGGGGCCTCAGGGTATCCAAGGTATCCAAGGCTCGGTGATCACTTCCGGCACTGGCGTTCCCGCGTCTGGTCTCGGTAAGGCGACCGATTGGTACATCGATGATAGCAACGGCGATCTCTATGAGAAGACCGATGCGACTACGTGGACGCTGAGGGACAACCTCACTGGTCCGCAGGGTATCCAAGGCATCCAAGGTGAGACCGGACCTCAGGGCGCTACAGGTCCTCAGGGTGCAACAGGAGCACAGGGACCGCAGGGTAACGCTGGCGTTGATGGACGAGACGCTGGTATCCGCTACGTCTTCTCCACGACCACCACTGACGCTGATCCCGGTAATGGTAAGATCAGGTTCAACAGCGGCACAATCTCGTCCGTGACTGAGCTTTACGTCGATGACCTCGATGATGAAGCCAACAGCATGACGAACTGGCTGGACAGCTTGGATGACAGCACGACTACGGCTAACCGTGGTCTGCTTCACATCAAGCCCGCTGGCTTCAACAACTACATCCTGTTCCAAGTGAACGGTGCCGTGACGAACATGACGGGCTACCGCAAGGTGCCTGTTGCGTATATTGCTGGTACGCTCCCCGGTAACGATGACACCGTGTACCTTTGGTTCTCCAGAACGGGTAACGTGGGTGCCGCTGGTTCCGGTGCGGGTGACATGGTGAAGTCCGTCTATGACCCGAACGATGACGGTAAGGTGGCTGCGGCTGACACTGCCGATAGCGTTCCGTGGTCTGGTGTGACTTCGAAGCCAACTACGTTCCCTCCCGAGACGCACAGTCACTCGATCAACGATGTGACCAACCTCCAGACTGAGTTAGACGGTAAGGCGTCTACCTCGCATTCCCACGCTATCTCGGATGTCACTGGTCTCCAGACTGCTCTCGATGGTAAGGCTGCGTCCTCGCACACTCATGCGATTAGCGATGTAACCAACCTCCAGACAACGCTCGATGGTAAGCAAGCGGCCAACGCTGTACTGACCGAACTGACGGCGCTAACGGACCCGAATGCTACCCGTCTTGTCTACTGGAACGATAGCACCAACAACTTCGAATGGTTGTCTATCGGTGCGCGTCTGACGCTCAGCGGCGGTGTGTTGTCGGCTGATGTTCAGAGCGGTGCATCATGGGGTTCCATCACTGGTACTCTATCGAGTCAGACAGACCTTCAGAATGCGTTGAATGCCAAGGCTAACCTAGCATCCCCGGCCCTTACTGGTACTCCTACGGCTCCTACAGCCGCAGCGGATACCAATACTACCCAGCTTGCTACAACTGCCTTCTTTGTTGCACAGGCTGGCTCAGCCAACCCGTTGATGAATGGTTCCGTGGCTGTTGGTACGTCCCTGCGCTTTGCGCGGCAGGATCACGTTCACCCGACTGACACTTCCCGTGCGCCTCTGGCATCTCCTACGTTCACTGGAACACCAGCGGCTCCTACGGCTTCTGCTTGGACTGATACAACTCAGATTGCAACTACAGGAAATGTAGCTGCCACTGTTCGTACTGTCCCGGCCAACGCTCAGAGTGGTACGACCTACACGCTGGTGCTTGCTGATGCTGGTAAGGCAGTGCGCCTTAACAATGCCTCTGCAATCACGCTGACCATTCCGACCAACGCATCCGTTGCGTTCCCGTTGGATACCCGCATCGACATCATCCAGATGGGTGCTGGTCAGGTCACTGTGGGTGGCGCTAGTGTCACCATCCGGTCTTCCGGTTCAAAGCTCAAACTCACTGGACAGTACTCTGGTGCCACTCTGTTGAAGATTGGTACGGACGAGTGGGTCCTCATCGGAGACATTACTACCTAATGATCAAGAAAGCTCTACTCGCGGCTACTGTCGCAAGTGGCTTGATCATTCCGGCACAGGCGGGGGAGTTATATCTCCCGCCCAAGCCTTCGATCATCAAGCCTGAGAACATAGAGTTCTCTAAACACCTACTGGCGATGCCCTTGACGATGGGGATGTTACCAAGGAAGAACGCACTAGTCCCTCTTGCAATCACCAACACGTTCAACAGCAACAGCACTACCAACTCATCAACCTACACCTACTCAGGTGCGAGTATCGGGACTGCGAGTGCTGACAGGTACATCATCGTCGGCACCGCTGGTCGTGAAGGTGGTAACAGGACGTTCAATACCTGTACAGTGGGTGGCGCAGCTACCACCCGCCTCGTGCATCAGGCAACGCTCAACCATCTGGCGCTGTTCATCACAAATGCCCCTGTTACCTCTGGAACCACTGCTGACATTGTGATCACCTTGTCTGGCGGTTCACAGAGAAACGCCGTGTCCGTATGGGCGCTGACGGGATCACTATCGTCCATCACACCGCTCGACACGCTCAGCATCGACTCTACTGATCCATCAGGGAGTCTGAATGTCGGTGCAGACGGGGCGCATGTTGCCATTGCTTACACTAACGGTAATACCAGCGTCACTTGGACAGGTGTTACTGAAGACTACGATGTCTCGTTTGAGAGTGGTAACAATAACACGTTCAGCTCTGGCTCAGATATAACGGCTGCTGCCGCCGCACGAACCATCACGGCCAACTTCGGCTCATCCAACGATGACCGTATGCTGGCTGCATCTTTCTCAAGGGCTATATAAATGAACCTCAAACCAGAACTACTTGCTGTGATGACACAGCTTGGTGTTACCGAACCTGAGTTGATTGTGCTGGCTGGACGAATGACATTCGCTGTGTCTTCCCTTGAAGCTCAGCTTAACGCTATCAACGCCCAGATCACTCAGCTTACGCAACAGCGCGATGCCCTGATGGTGGAGCTTACTAACGGTCAGGTCACCATGAGCAAGCTTGTTGATCCTGTTGCTCCTGCCGAACCTGAACCCCAGGCTCCCGGTGAGTAATGGAACAGTGGCAAGTTGAACTCATCGAGCGGGTGGCCCGCATCGAAGAGAACCAGAAGTTCCTCATAAACAACATGAACAATCTCCCGCAGTCACCAAAGTGTGTTGATGAGATTGTTGAGTTGAGGAAAGACATCATAACACTCAACAAGTTCAAAGACGATTTGAACAAGAAGGTGGCCTATGTGGGAGGTGTGATCATGGCAGTCAGTTTTGCCATCCCTCACTTCGTATCTTGGCTCATCTCCCACATACACTGGAAGACACCCTAATGACTAACAAGCTCAAGGACATCTACAACCTTCTCGTTGACGAGATGGAGAAGATGCTCACTGAGGGCAAGACTGTTGTGGCTGGCGATGATGTGGTGAAGGTGTCTCCTGACGCCGCAACCCTCAACGTCATCCGCCAGTTCCTCAAAGACAACAACGTGGGCGGTGGCCCTGTCGAGACCAACCCTGCGAACAGGCTGATCGACAAGCTCCCGTTCCCCAAAGATGCGGCTAAGGAGGCCCGTCACTAATGAAGCAAGTATCGTTCATTCTCCCGCTTGAGGAGAACGTAATCAAGGTTCTCCCGGCAGGGACCTACAAGATCACCGTCACTGGCCTCACCGTGGGTACTGTGTCGGTCGAACCTCGCAACGCTGCGAACAACGGGTGGGACCCCGCGACCACCTTCACGGCCACCGACAGTGGCAAGATTGGGTCCAAGTCGGATGTGATCAACGCCAACGGTCAGGTCCGTTGCTCGATCTCCGGTGAAGCCAACCCCGGCTCCTGCAAGGTCCGTATCTCGGCCTAAGTTAACCCTAGGGAAAGGGGAGGCGATTAGAAGGCCGTAGAGGCCCGTCTCCCCTTCCGAAGGAAATCTATCAAGGCGAATATAGTTTGCCGCTGGCGACCCCTCTGAGGCCCAGCAATCGACCTTCTACGCCCAATCGCTCCCACAAGAGAGACAATGCCCAACTGCACATACTGTGGTGCATGGGATGGGAACAACCGTGACCATGTAGTCCCGGCCAGTTACAACCAGAACAGGTTAGGCAGCAAGAAGCACTTCAAGCAGGGAACAACCGTCCCATGCTGCGGGGAGTGCAACGTGCTGCTTGGTGACCGTCTGTACTTCTCCATCCCCTCCCGCGCCGCCTACCTTCTCGGTACCTATGAGCGCCGATACAAGAAGCTCCTCCAGCAACCTGATTGGTCTGACGAGGAGATCGAAGAACTGGGTCCCTCGATGCGGACCTCCATCATCCAAACCATGAAGGACAAGAACGAGGTCAGGCGACAGCTTGAGTTCCTCACACTTGTCGCTGACGAACGGACAGTGATCGATGAGTGACCCGCTCAAGGAGGACTTCCGCAACTTCTTGTATGTAACGTGGAAGCATCTCAACCTCCCTGACCCCACCCCCGTCCAGTATGATCTGGCCCACTACCTCCAGCATGGACCCCGCCGTCGAGTGATCGAGGCGTTCCGTGGTGTGGGTAAGTCGTGGGTGACCTCAGCCTTCGTGTGCTGGCGTCTGTACTGTAACCCTGATCGTAAGCTTCTCGTCATCTCCGCGTCCAAGCAACGTGCCGATGACTTCTCCACCTTCACCCTTCGGCTGATCCATGAGATGCCGATCCTGTCCCACCTGAGGCCGAAAGATGATCAACGCTTCTCCAAGGTGTCCTTCGATGTTGGACCTAGCAGTGCTTCACATGCACCTAGTGTCAAGTCTCTCGGCATCACAAGTCAGCTTGCTGGCTCACGTGCTCACGACATCATCGCTGATGACATTGAGGTTCCTAACAACTCCGACACTCAGGCCAAGCGAGACAAGCTGAAGGAGCAGATCAAGGAGTTCGACGCCATTCTGTCTCCGGGTGAAGACACGACCATCACCTATCTCGGTACTCCTCAGACTGAACAGTCGATCTACAACGAGCTTCCCAACCGTGGCTTCGATGTCCGCATCTGGCCCGCCAGGTTCCCCAATGCGAAGCAGAGGGAGAAGTATGGCTCGTTCCTCTCACCCCTCATTGCTGAGATGCTGGATCAGTATCCTGACATCGAGGGTGGACCGACTGACAAGCTGAGGTTCTCTGATGCTGACCTGATTGAGCGTGAGGCTTCCTATGGCCGCTCTGGCTTCAATCTTCAGTTCATGCTGGATACCAGCCTCAGTGACGAAGATCGCTATCCACTCAAACTCCGTGACCTTGTGGTCATGGACACCGATCTCAGGAAGGCCCCTGTCGATCTCGCATGGGGTTCCTCGCCTGATCTCGTTATCGGTGACATCCCCAACGTAGGTATGTCAGGAGACCGCTATCACAGACCCTTCTTCATCTCCAATGATTGGGCTGCATACCAAGGTATCGTCATGGCTGTTGACCCTTCAGGTCGCGGTGGTGATGAGACTTCCTATGCTGTTGTCGCCCACCTCCACTCTCGTCTCTTCCTCCTCGATGCAGGGGGTCTTCCCGGTGGTTACGATAATGCCACTCTGGAGGGGCTGAGCGTCATCGCCAAGAAGTACGAGGTCAACAAGATCATCGTTGAACCCAACTTCGGTGACGGCATGTTCAACAAGCTGTTGGCTCCTGTCCTCTTCAAGGTCCACCGCTG